GTGTGCTTGGCGACGGTGGTCTCGCTGATTGTCTTGTCGCCGATCTTGCGGCGGGCCAGGGCCGCACGCCAGTTCGACGCCTCGGCCTTGGTGATGCGGTCCAGGCGGACGTCGCCGAAGTGCTCTTCAAGGGCCGCGAACGTCTGGCGGAACAGTTTCACGCTGCCCGGGGTGAGGTGTGCGCCCCGTTGCTCGAGAAACCGAACCCGCCAGACGGCGAGCGTTGGCGATTCCTGCACGTCGCGGCGGCCCGGTGAGAGCAAAAGCTCCTTGGCGATGTCCCTGCATCGGCGCAGGGCCTCGGCCTTGCTGGTCTTGGCCTTAGCTCCGATGGACCGGTGGACCGGCTTTCCGCCGCTGTTGTGCCAAGCTGCTTTCCAGTACGCGCCGTTGCTGTAGAGTCTGACGCCGTCGGCGATCATGGCTTGGCCTCCTGGTTCTTCGGCGGTCTGCCCCGGCGCGGCTTGTCCACGAGCTTGAGCCCGCGGCGGTCAAACTCGGCTGTGATAAGTCTGTCGAGCACGGCGTACTGCGGCACGTTGAAACCGATCTCGGCTCGCATCTGCTCGCCGATGGCCTCCAACTTCTCGCTGATCCGCGCGGCTGCTGGCGCGCTGAAAGTGGTCCACTTCTCGGGCGGCATACTCTGGGGCTCCTTTCGTGGTGCTCACGCACCATGTTGCGCCGTCGGGTTACAGCCCGGCGGCGTTTTCGTAGACCGAGCATTTTCGTGACGCCACGAAAATCGAAACCTGCCCGCCACGGTCAAGCGGCGGGAGGGTGGGGTTAGTTGCCTTCGGCCTTGGCGATGGCGGCGCGGAGTCCGGCTAGATCGTTGTCGTCGGTGCAGCACAGCAACCGCTCGGCAATTTTGCACGCCGCGAGCAGGTCGGGAGCCGCCGCGAACATCGCGGCCTCGTCCCGCGTCATCCCGTCGCCGATCGTCTGCGCGTGACAGTTGGGAGCCAGTTTGACAAGTGCCCAGCCGTCGCACGGGTCGTTGTTGGCGTTCACGGTGCGATAGTCGTACTTCACGGTGTCGATGTCCTTGGTCATTGGTCAGACTCCAACCCGGCCCTATTGCCGGGGAAACCGCGCCCGGGCGATTCCTCGCGCGGGCGGGGTGTGATAAGTCAGATCTTCTTGGCGTTCTTCCACCACGATTCGAACATGCGGCCGAACGCTGCAAACTCGGCGTCGAACTCGACCAAAACCGCCTTGCGGGATTTGATCACTTTGCAGACGGTGCCGGTTGCGCCTTTCAGGGCGAACCGCTCACCCTGCTGGCCCTGCATCGTGCCGGATCCCGTGTACTCGACGCGGTCTCCGACGGCGAACGGTGGCCGATTGGCAATCTCCGGAAGCATCGGCGTGGCTTCCGGGTCGTACTGCCGCGCTATCCGTGCGTCGATGTCGTAACGCGCAACGGGCACGGATTCCTCGGCGACGTCGATCAGGCTGCGCTGGCCGACCGTGTTGGGGCCGACGTTGCCTTGGCCGAATAGGCCGCATTGGTGCGGGGTGTCGGTCATGAGTTGGCCTCCTGCTCTGCGGATTGAACCGCGTCCTCGTAGGCGGCGGCTGCTTCGTCCAGTGCGATCACTGCCGCGCTGGTGGGCTCTCCGGCCGCGCATGCTGCTCTGAGATTGCGTTCGGCTTCGGTGACGGCTTCGGCTAGTTCTTCGATGGTCATGATGCCCTCCCAAACTCGATGCGATGAATCTGCATGGGAACGCCGGTCGAGTGCTTGGGCGAGTTCTGCAGCCACACCCAAGCGACGGGCATGTTGCCTTTGGCGATTCCAGCCCGCGCCGGGTCGGCGTGGTGAGTCACTTTCAGGCAGACGATTGCGGCCTCGCGGTGTGATTTGGCGTGGATCTCGCGCGGCGCCTTTACGTCGATCGCGTCGTCGTTGACGCCTAGGCAAACTTCGTAGATGTTCATGCTGCACCGCCGATCGTGCGGGCGGCTGTCTCAGCCGTGTTCAGGGCGTGGAACGCACGGGCCCGGGCCTCGCACAATGCACGCTGCTCGAGGAACAGGCCAGACGACGCACGCTCAAGGGCGATCCACGAGACATAGGCAGCGGCCGCGCGATCCTTGGCCAGCTTCCAAGCGGCGTTGGCCTGCACATACAAGGCGTCGGCGTTGCTCAGTGCGTCGCGCAGGTCCGCCAGTCGATCGGCAGACGGTGCAAGCTGCTGCACCAGAATGGCGCGGCGTTGGCGGGCGATATCGAGACGTGCTACGGTTTGGTCGGCCATGGGACTGATACTCCTGTGGTCCTGACCCCCGCGCTGTTTCAGCAGCCGGGGGTCGCTTTGTTTGCCGCCAGACACAATCGCCAGCGACGCACACAGCATATCGAACAATCAAACCCGTGTCAATGATTAATCAATGAAGATTCTTCGCAAACACTGTGAATACAGACACTTGCGAGCATGGTGTATTCTGCAAATTGTCGAGGGATTACGTTGCGGATGCGTGGCAGACAGGCGGGAGAAGCCGTTGTTGCGACTCAGTCTCATTTGCTTATTGAGAATGCGTTCTCAGCAAGAGCATGAAAAACGCGCCTACCCTCAAATGCGCAGCTTCCGAGAACGCTGATTCTTCGATGTCGGCTTTCTATCCTGCTCGGTTCTGCTGCCAGCCACCCGAAACGCAGTGAAACGCAATCCGCGCAAAGTTGCGTTTCAGCTTCACGCGCGCCGTGCAGCACGCAGACGAGATCATGCTGCGCAATCCGAGCGAATGCCGAACCGCTTAGGCTGGTCAGCATCACGCCGACCAGTTGGGGAATGCATGGTGCTATCGCTGCTGCTGCTCGCGAGACAGGCAGCAAAGGCAGGGTGTAGGACGTTGAACGCTGGAATCCAGGCGATCACGCTGCATCACCTGCGATGGGTGTGAGCGAAGGACGTCGGTCAGCGCGCGCACGCTCGCGCGATTCGCACGGGTGCAGGCGCCCGCGCAGGGCCGCACGCGCGACGCTGACGCGTCGGCCTGCTCGAACTGTGAAAGAACGAGTGACAAACTCACACCGATGCGAGCGTAAACCCTGTGATTACAGTCACTTGCGAGCGTGTGACGTGCGGATATATACTCCGCTGGTCCTCCCTGACGCGCGCCCGCACGCGTTTCGTGTGACGCGCACACGCGAGGGGGGAGAGGGGGGCCAGGGTGATTCGCTCGATCATCACAGCCTCCTCATGTATTCCGGCCTCGGAAACACCCGGGGGGATGTGATCACTTCTGTTTATGGCAGACCATCGCGATTGATCCATCCGCGGGGTCGTTCGTCTGGTGAGGCGAGTTCGAGTTCGATGGCATCTTCGCGGAGGGCCTTGAGGATTCGCTCGCGAGCTTGGTTCTTGCCCACGCTGGACGGGTCGAGCATGTACATCTCGTTCCAGTCCTGGATGACACCGGCGACGGCGTCGACGCGGTCGTCGTGCTCGATGCATCCTGCGGTGCGGGTGATGCGGGTGAGTTGCCATTGGAGGATGGGGTCAGCGGCGACGCGGCGGTCGATGACGACGCGATGCTGCATGAGGATGGCTTCGAGGGTGTTGCAGATGCGCTCGAACTTGTTGCCGGTGGAGTTGACGGTGCGGATGCCGCATTTCCATCCGAGCGGGTATTGGGGGTCTTGGCCAGGCTCGGTGAAGTACTGACGGGCGATGGGCATGAGGAGATCGGCGACAAGGCCCCAGCCTGAGTTTCCTTCGACGATGATGTCGTTGACGCCGTGGGTTTTGGCGGCGAGCACGACGGCGGTGAGGTTTGTCTCTGTGGCGCCGCCGTGGAAGCCATTGACATCCTTGAGGAAGAATCGGCCGTTGAGGTGTGAGGCGATGGCGTAGGCGAACTCGTCGGCGCCTTTGCCGGCTGGGTCAATTCGCATCTTGGTGCCGGCGAAGGGCGACCAGTGCTTATCGAAGGTCGAGGCGTAGTAGAAGCAGTCGTCGCCGATTCCCATGCTTTGAATGTCCTCGCAGCGCGTGGAGCCGTTGGAATCGCTCTGACCGTACATGATCGAGTCGGGTGCTTTGTCGCGGTCGATGTCAAAGACGATGAAGTCCTTGAGCCGAAGGGGGTGCTTGGCCTCGTCGGAGACGTTGGCGACGAGCATCTGCTCGCGCTCGAACTCTTCTTGGCCTTCGCCTTGGCGGATGGCGATTTCTTCGTTGCCGAACCGGTGCGGACAGGTGGGTTCCCACGGCTTGACTTTGCCGTCGCGGATCTTGTTGGCGATCATCGGGGCAAGGTTGATGACCTGCATGTCTGGGGGCGGGACAGCGATGGGCCAGGAGAAGACTTTGAAGACCTGCGGGGTCGCGTCGCCCACGGCGTTCTTCATCTCGTGCTTGGCGTTTGAGATGCTGACGTAGAGGGATTCAGAGTGCTTGGGCGTGCCGATCACGACGATCTCGGTGGGGTCGATTGGACCGCCATCTTCGTGCGGGCGATGCGGATAGAGGATGTTGATGAACTCAGAGAACAGGCGGCGAAGCTCGATGCGGGCGTCGGCCGTCTTGGTATTCTTTTTGGTTTCGCAGTCGTCGGGGATGATCGTGTGTGCGCGGTTGCCTTCAAGCTGGCCCTGCAGGCCGATGGCTTTCACGGATGGCTGACGCGAGAGCCTTGGAGCGGTGCCGAAGTCAAAGTAGGTGGCGGCGTCGCGGTAACTGTCGCTGCGCTTGTGGGTCGGAGACATCGGGTTGAGAAACCAGACGTGCTCGATCAACTCACGCATGAGCGTGATGGTTTCCTTGGGCGCTACGAGCGACTTGGACGGAATGAGGATCTGACGGGTCGGGTCGCGGAAGCCGCGGTAGAGAGCCAGTCCGCACGCGACCATGGTGGTCTTGCCGAACCCTCGGAACGAGAGCCCGCCGCGCAGACGCGGGCCGTTGAACATGTGCTCAATGAAGTCGTGTTCGATCTCGCCGAGCGGGGCCTTGGTGTCGTAGCCCATCTCGCCAAAGAACATCTCGACAAAGAAGTGCGGGTCGTTTGCCAGCCGACTCAATACCCGCTGCTCGGTGCGGGCGGTGAGTGGCTTTGTACTCATGCGGTGGCCGCGTCGTCCTCGTCGTCAAGGTCCGGGAGTTTGCTCGAGCCCGGGCCGATCTTGCCTGCGATCGCTCCGGCGCGGACAAGCCGCTGCACGTTCTGGGAGAGCTTGTCGTGGTCGGAGCCGGGAGCGACGGTCTTGGAGATTCCCAGCATTTGCACGCGGGCGAGGGCGACTTTGAGGTGCGCGGCTGAGGCCGTGACACGGACAGTGCCGCCGTCGCCGTCGGGAACTTCGACGCCGTTCTTGACGATGTCGAGGAGCGTCTTGTCGAGCGCGAGGTCGAGATTGACCTGGTCCTCTGACGCCGATGGTGTGGGGTTGGTCATTGGTGCCTTTCAGTTCGAGGGCTTGGCGGGAAGGCCGCTGATCACTTGGTCGAACAGTTCTTTCACGCCGATCATGTTGGGGACCCAGAGTGCGTCGCGGATGGCGCGGGCGTCTTGCTGGGTGAAGTCGCGGCCGGGGACCGTGATTGGGGCGACAACGCCCGTCACGCCGCGGGCGAACTTGTCCATGTAGTCGAATGTCGGGTTGCCGATGAGAACGCCCCACGGGCCTTTGCCGCCCACAAGCCCCGACGTGCGGGCGAACGAGAACGCCGGATCGCGGCCCGAAAGCGAGAGAGCCGTGTCTGCGCCGAGCGGAAGCAGACTCGACCACGACGCGCGGGAGAATCCAGCCTTCATGATGGCCTCAGTGCTCATCCGCTCGGCGAGATACTTCTCACGCTGGTCGGATGGCATCAACGACGCTGCGAGTTGCGTGCGGCCCATATAGGCCAGTGCGGCGAACATGGATGCGACCCCCCACTTTGTCGCTGTATATGCACCGTCCACCTTGAGCCCGTAGAGGAACTTCTTGGTCCACGCGCCATAGGCGTAAGTGCGAAGCTGCACGAGCAACTGCCCCATCGGTGAAGTCATCCACGCCGCTCGCTCGGCGGGTGTGTCCTTGAGCACGAGTTGCCGGACGTTCTTGGTCATGGCGTCGACGAACCACGATGCCGCCTCGCGGTCCTGCCACGAGTCGAGGTCGAGCTTCTTGAGCCGTTTGCCGAGAACGCCCTGCTCGTAGGGAGCCGCGCGGAGTTCCGCGGCGATGCGGTTCCACTTGGACTCGGTGAGACCGATGGCCTTGAACTTCGCGGACCAGCGAGAGCCGAGCGGGCGGCCCGAGTTGGCGATGTTGAACATCCGCTGGATGGATGTCGCTGCCGCCAGCGATGTCATTGTGTCGGTGCCGAAGGACTGCAGCGACAGATCGCCCGCGACGCGAGCGGCCCTGGCCGACACGTGCTGCATTTGCGCGAGCGTCTTGGGGACTTCTTCGTTCTCGCCGATCGCCGAGTGGATGCGGCGCGATGCACGCTCTGCGCCAAACGACCAGAACCGCTGCAGTTCGCCGGTGAGCTCGCCTGCGCCCTTGCCCGTCGCGACAGTCTTGAGGATCTCGCCCCAAGCGGGGACGACCTGCAGGAATGCCCGGACGCCGTTGTCGCTCACGATGTCGGCAGTCTCGGCGAAGTTATTGATTCCCGATGAGACATTGGCCATCAGACGCGCGAAGTTTGCATTCTTCATGGTGCTGATCAGAGCCCGCGTCTTGGGGCTGTCGATGATCGGGATGCCCGCCGTCATCTTGAGAAGGATCTCCGCCCGGGCGAGGTCCGCTTTCATGCGAGAGAGCGGCACGCCAGCGCCGACCATGTCCTGCTCAAGAACCTTGAGGACGCCCTCGACGGTCTGCGGCTTCTTGGCGAATGGGCCGTTGGGCGTCATGAGTTCGCGGATCTTGGCGAACATGGATGCATGGATCGCGCCGTGTGCATACCGCTCGGCGATGTCGCTGGCGTTGTTGACAAGCATGTCCTCGATCGCCAGCACGCTGCCGTCGGGCAGAGTCTCGCTGTACGTCTCGTCCATCTGGATGCGGCGGCGAGCGATGGAAATGTTCTGCAGGTCGTTCCGCTCGGGGCTGATGATGTCGACGATCTCTTTGATCTGCTCTTTGCTGATCGCTTTGCCGAAGGCGGCGCGAAGCGAGTTGACCATCTCGACGCGGTGGCCGGGCTCAAAGAACTTCTGCATGAGGAGTTCGTGACTCACGCCGCGACGGCCGATGTTTCGGACCCACATCTTGGCCAGGGCCTTGGACGCCAGTGCAATCGCGTCCTGTGCCGCGTCGCCGGCGGTGATTGCAACCTTGCTCTTGGCAAACACGTCGCCGATCTTCTGCAGCATCTCGGTCGGGGTGCCGACTTCGATTGCCCGCGCGACGGCGCCCTCAACTGTGTCGAGTCCGCGGGTGGCGATGATCTCGTCGAGTTTCGTGCGATCACCGATGCGGGTGAGATACGTCTCGCTGCCCTCGAACTTGTCGAAGCCGGGGACGCCGTGCCGCTCGGCATACGCGCGGTGCTGCTCGATGATCTTGCGGGTGAACGCCGCAGCCTTGTTGACCACTGCGTCCTGCGTGTATTCGCCTGCCGGGCGACGAACCGCCCTGCTGACTTCCGCTTCGAACTGGTCGCGGGTCAGAATCTGGACGCCCGTGTTCTTCGCGTTGGTCGCGAAGTCCGAATAGAGCCCGTCCATTTCCGTATGAATCGTCTGGCTCGCGATGGTTTTCTGCCGGTCGGCGACGACATCGGCAGAAATTGCCGAAGCCCGTCCGCCCTTCTTTGGAAGCTGGTCATTGGCGATGGCGTTGGCGAGCATCTTCGTCATGGATGACTTCGAAGTCCCGAGATACGCGCCCATATCCCACCGGGCCCGGACGCCAAGCAGCGTCGCGTCCCACTCGGCGGTGCTGCCGCTGGGGTTGAAGTCGCCGGGGAGAACTGGCTGCGCGACCTCCTCGTTCGCATTGGGATTGAACACTGAGGCCTTGGATGCGGCGCCCATCGCCATGAAGTCGGGGGCTTCGAGCGGGGGCGGCATGTCCTCGGGCCGGATCATCGCTCGCATCTGGGCGTTGCTCATGTCGAGCAAGTCCATCTCGCTCAGGTTGCTGGCCGCGAATGCCTTGTTGAAGGCCGCGTTTTCCTCGGGCGACAGGGGCTCATTCGATGCCGCGAGAGTCTGCCGCGCGGCGATCTCGTCGGGAGTGCCGGCGCGGAGCGTGCCCTTGTCAATCGGGATCTCGCTGAGACCGTCGATCGGGAACTCCTTGCCGTCGCGGAGCACGCGATAGCCGTCGGGCGTCTCCTCGACGTGGAACCGCTCATCGTTGATCGTGAACGTGGTCCCGGTCGGCAACTCCTGCGCGTCAACGGTCTGCTTCGGGGGCGTGCGGCCCTCGGGCAGATTCTCGTGAAGGTGGAGAAGCAGATCGATCTCGGGGTCTTGGGCGCGAAGCTCCTGAGCCCGCTGGATGGCGTATGCGGTCTTGGTGCCGCCTGCCTTCTTGCCACCCAGAAGCTCGTCAAGGAACTGCGTGTAGTTGTCCTGGTTCTGCTGGTAGAAGTCCGGGCCGTTCACGACGAACTCGTCCTTGGGTACGATCTTCTTGCCAACGCGGTAGCCAGTGATTGGCCCGCCGTCGGTCTCGCGGACGGGCTTGCCGAGCTTGAACAGGCGGCGATACTTGCGACCTTCTGGCCCTTCGAGAATCGCCTTGATCTCGCCGGGGAACTCATCGCCCGCGAAGTTGAATGTGCCGTTCTGGTCGATCTGCCCGTTGTCGGCGGATGCGGCCTCGCGGGCGAGAATGTCCTGCTCGGCCTGCCCGTAGAGCGGCGACTTCTCGAACTTGCCGACGATCCGATTCTCAAGGTCCGCCTTGGTGAACGGCCTCGGCCCGGTCCTTGGGCTATTCTTGGGCTGAGGCAGCGTGACAGGAGCATCGCCTTGAGCCACCGCATCCACTGGAAGGGCATTCGTCGATTCCACCGCCGTCGCGGTCGCAGCGTCCGCCTGTGGAGCGGTCTCCGCGTTCACTGGCATCTCGGCGGGCTTCGCTGATCCGGTGCGGATGTCCGTGATCTCGTTTCCGACGTGCACGCTTTTCCCATCCCAGAACTCGATAGGTGCCAAGCCCTTTTCTGGCGCGTTGAAGATTGGAAACCGCTTCTCTCGCTGAATCAGATTGCGGTTCTTGTCTCTGCCCGACTTGTATCGCACGACAAGCTCGTCGCCTTCAATTTTGACGGATGGCTGGCTCTCTGGGTTGAGGCCCAGCGCGGATGAAGCCTCAAACTGCGCCTCCTCTCCGACGTACACCGTTCTCGATGACTTGGGCTTCATGCCCACGTCAGCGGACCCGTGCTCGGGGTGATAGGACTTGTTGCGGGTGGTGGTTGTCCCGTCAACGAAGTATTCCGATCCCTTGGATGTCTTGAATGAGACGACGGGATCGGCCGTCACTGGATCGGCGGGCTCGTTCGCAAGTCGCTCTAGTTCCAGATTGGCGACATCCGCCTCGGCGATGATCGGCTCCGCGTTCTTGAGCGTGCGGGGCGTCTGATCCGCCAACTGCTCACGGAAATACGCCTTGCCCTGCTCGGTCATGGCCTGCTCGACGGGGATTCCCGCCGCCGCTGCCGTCTCCTTGATCTCCGCAAAGCTCGCGTCCTTGTTCATCCGAAGCACTGCCGCCGTGCCCTTGGCATTCGCCGCGCGGACATCGGGGTGCTCGCCGCTGTGGATCGCCGCGAACGCGCCGCCAAGGGCGAAGTTGGATGCCGCCGACAACAGATACTCGGTCGTTGACCGCTCGCCGCGTGCCGTGCTGGGAAGTTCCGCGATCATGCCCGGCGCCGCCTGCGTCGCGCCGCCGACTGCTGCTCGGACAAGCCGCCCGGATTGAGCCGTGAAGGGATTGGCGACGCCGAACAACGCACCGCCAAGGGTGGCCGTTGCAACGTCGCCCGTGGTGATCGTCGGGTCCTGCGATGCCCGGAAAGCCTCGATGCCGCCAAACGTCGCGCCGGTGATCAAACCCGCCCGGGCCGCTGCCGCGATTCGAGCGCCGGTGCCGCCGACGATTGCCGCTGTGCCCGCCCCGCCCGTCAACAGGCCCGCCGACAGGGTGATCGGGCTGGCGATCTGGGCGAGCGTTCCAGCCGTCTTGCCGACGAAGCCAGCGTTCCCAAGGTCGCGGTATGCCCCGGTGAGTTCGAGCGCGTGCGCCCGAAGGACCTGGGCGTGCTCGTCGCTCTTGGCACCGCTGAACATGACGCGGAATCGGTCGTCCACGTCCTGCGAGAGCTCGTTGAGCTTGTTCTCGTCAAGGACGAAGTTGGGGTCCTCGTCAAAGCCCGACCGCTCGATCATTCGGTTCCACGACATATCTACCCAAAGGTTCTTGCCCGCCGCGATCGAGTCGAGAATGCCCGTCTCGTTCTTCCGCTGGAAGTCGGCGATTGCCTGCTCGCGTGCCCGGACCTGATCGGGGCTCTCGACGGTTGGCAGTGCTGCCTCGGTGATTGGTGGCATTAGTAAACCCTCTGGCCTGCTCGGCCTCCGCGCCGTTCAAAGTTGTCCATGGCTCGCTCTGCTGGCGTGCGGTTGGCCGCTCGCAAGGCTTCCTCTTGGCGAGCCTTCCAGTCGGCGAGCACCTTGGCCGTGTCCTTGTCGAACCCGGCCTTCACGAGTTCATCGTGACGGGCCTTGAGCTCTCGCGGGCTGAACACCGCAGACGGGTCGATCACGAGTCCGTTGGTGCCGTCGGCGATCGCCCAGAATCCGGTGTCGCGGATGGGCTTGAGCGTGAGCGATTCCTTGGAGTAGCCGCTGTCGGGGTTGCGGCTGATCCAGTCGTCGATGATGGTGCTGGCGACGTTGGAGATGTTGTCGCGGATCTCGCCGGGAAGGTTGCCGATGTCGGTCGCCGGCACTGCCCAGTTGTTGATGATCACGCGGCCGTTCTTCACTTCCTCGGATGCCTGCCTGACGGCCTCATCGGCGGGGATGCCGCGGCGAATCTTCGGCATCGCCTTCGCGCTGACCTCGGCCGCGATCTCGCCGCCGTTGTTGGCGGTCTTGGCCCACCAAAGCGAGCCCTCGGACATCATGCCCTTCACGGCGGTTTCGAGCGAGTCCCGCTGGATGCCGTCAAGCGTGCTGCGGTTGGGGTTGTTGATCTGGATGGCCGAGTTGAGCAACGCCGTGCGCACCGCGTCGGGCGATGTCGAGCCGATGGCCTTGTCCTGCATCAACGTCTCGGCTGTCTCGTAGAAGTCGCGGACCTTGCCGCCGGGAAGAAGTTTCTCGAGCAACTGCGGCTGCTGGGCCCGGAGCGTGCGGTAGAGCGTGAAGCCTGATTCCGCCATGGGCGGGAGTTCCTGCGGAGCGTTCTTGTCCTGGGCGAGCGACGACTGCGTGGACTGCATCGCGCCAGCCTCAAGCACTCGCTTCCACGTGACCGGCTCGACGCCGTTGCGTGCGGCCCAATCGGCCTGCATCGAGATAGCTTCCTGCGGACGGCCTTGGTACATCCGCTCGATGCGAGCAAACGCAGAGTCAGTCGCCATGTCGATCGCTTCGTTGTACGACACCTTCTGCTCGGTCTTGTCGGGGAGAGTGGCCTTGAAGCCGTCTTTGGGAATCAGCGCGAGCAACCCGCCGTCGCCGGCCTGATCGACCATGTCCTGCCAAGCCTGCTCGTTGACCTTGCGAGCGTTCTCGGTTTCGGTCTTGAGAATCACCGCCGCCTGCCGCGCCTCTGCCCGCTGGATGTCTCCCAAGAGAGAATCAGCGAATGCGCCGCCGATGCGGCCCGCCTTGAGGTCGGCGTCATACTGCGAACGGATCGACTCGACGGGCTTCTCCTCGGCCCACATTTGGCCGTAGCGATCGCCGATCGCCTGCTGCTGCATCCGCTGGTTGGTCCGCTCGTTCTGCTGCAGAGCAAGCTCGCCCATCTTCTGCTCGTTCTGGAACATGCCGCCGAGCGCAGTCTTTGCCGCCTCGAAGCGGACGCGATCGCCGGAGTTCGCCGCGGCCCGCATTGTCGGGAGGATGGTCTTTTCTGCGGCCTCAACAGAAGTGAGATTGAGGTCCTTCTGCGCGACCGCCATGAACTTCGACATCTCGCCAGCCGTCTGCGATCCAGCCACGCCGTCGGCAAGAGTCTGAGCGAGTGCTTCCTTGGCCTGCGCACGCTCCTGCGTCAACTTCCGCTGGAACATCGACGCGACGTGGGGGATGAGAGTTCGATACTCCTCCTTGTACGGCTCGTTGATGCTGGGGTCGTCAATCCGATTCTCGACAAGCTGACTCGCAAAGTCCGTGACGTTCTCCGGGGTCGGATCGACGCCATCGGGGAGCTTGATCTCGCCGCTCTCGATCTTGGCTTGAAACTCGATTGCATGGGTGCGGTAGTCACGCGACGCCTGCCCGATGTCGTATGCCTTGTTCTCGGCGTTCTTCCGCTCGATCTTGGCCGTCTGGCGGTCCAGCGTGTTGCCGATGCCTGCCGCAAGGTTGCCCGCGACGCCGAGCGCCTGCATGAGCGATTCGGCGATGCTGCCGCCTGCGACGACCGGGGGCAACGTCTCCTGACCGACGACCTGAATGCTCTGGTTGACGCCGACGCGCGTGTTCGTCGTGGATGGGCCAAGGGCCGAGCCCTGCCGCCGCATCGCGTCGAGCCTGCTGCCCTGCTCGAACTGGCTCATCGTGCCCTCCCGCTGCGGCTATTGAGGCTCGTGCCGTTTGAATCGGTGATGGACTGATAGAGCCCGCCAAGCTGCAAGCCCGCCTGTGCGCCGCCCGCCGCACCCATAAACGTGTCGAAGATGGTGTTCCGGTTCCGCGACGAAATGCTCGCAAGGTCGGCGTTGAGGCCCGAGCGAATCCGCTGGCCGTTGGCGTTGTAGTTCGCCACGATTGTCCGATCGTTTGTGAGCGTGTCGAGTGCGTTCTGCTGCAGCAAGGCCTCGAACGATCCGCCAACGCCGCCAGACTCGGACGCCGCCGCCCGGAGCTTTCCCGTCAACTGCTGAGACGCGACGATCTGCTTGCGCCGCTCTGCCGCCGTCGCGTCGATGAGTTGCTGAGTCTGTGCCGCCGCACCCTCGCGGGCTGACGCCGCCGCGCGACGATTGGCCGAGTTCTGCTGCTGTGCCGCCGCGAAGCTCGATACGCCCGCAAGTCCGGTTCCCGCCAGTGCGAGCGCAGTCGTGACTCCAAAGTCGGCCATGTGGTGAATCTCCTATCGAAAGCGACCAACGAGATCGACGCAGTATTCCAGACCGGCAATCGTCATTGGCTTGTGCGAAAGCGACTCAATCGAGATGACGTTGTCGCCGACCTTGCCAGTTGCGAAAACCGTGAGCGTTCCATTGGGGATGACGGTTGAATCGAACTCAGATTCAAGCTGCTTCGTTCGATCGATGCGAAGCGACTTTCTGCTGCGAACCAAGAACGATCCGGTGTTCTGATACGCGATGCTCATGAACTTCAACTGGACGTGAGAACTGAGGTCCGCTTGATCGCTCTGGTCTTTCCTGATCGGCTTTGAGGGCACGAGCAACACTGGGAACAATCGCCCGATGTACACGGGGCCAGCCGAGTAGTCTCCGGATGCCGTAACAGTCGTGCCGCTTGCGGTCGCTGGGACAATCGCCTTTCCCCCGTCCGATCCAAACGATTCGGAAAGAACGATGCAGTCCATGCCCGCAGCGCTGCATGGGAGCGTCCACGTCGTCGTTCCAGCCGAGTGGGTTCCGGTGACGACTAGTCGCCGATCAAGGCTTGGAACGAAGGGCCATCGTGCCATAGTGGTGCTCCTTCCACAAACTCAAGCGTGTATGACGCAACGGTCGACGCGACGCCGGAACGCACGGCCGAGTATTCAACCTGAACCATCTTCTCGTCGTAGGCGACGCTTCCGCCATACGTGACAAGCCCGGACTGAAGATCAGTGAGGCTGTTGTAGTAGACAACCGCACTCACAAGCGGCTCGGTTCCAAGCGACTGAAACACCACAACCCGCTTCACGCTGTCAGTATCGAATACCGTTGCATTGCATAGAACGTCGAAATAGAAGCTTGATGTTGTGTTTGATGTTACGTTACCGGCTCTGTCCGTGATTCGGACGGTCTTGGTTCCATACACGCGATACCGATACACCGTGCGTCCATCGGAGTCCGTGGATATCTGGTGAATCCCGCCGCTTCCGCTTGCGGTCACCCGATGGCTGTCCGTGCCAAACCCGTTGGTAGTCGTCGAATACACACTTGCCTGATACTCAAACGACCCTCCGCCCTTCATCAGATTTGCAGGGACATCGCCAAGGGTGTACCACGGCGTCGGATCGCTCTCGTGATCCTCGGTCCATTCGATATTCGACGGAGCCTGACCCGCAAAGCCTCGGTCGTTGAACCCGCCACTTGCCGCGCCCGGGCCATAGATCATCTGCTCGGTCGGAATCACCACGGGAGGCTCCGTCGAAACGTCGACGGTGTCGTCGCCGTAGACGGGTGACGGGATGGGCTGCGCACCGATGCCAAACCGCTCGATGACAAACTCGGAGTCAGAAGCAACCACCATGTACACGTTGCTCTTGATCGCCGCGATGTCGCCGATGGAATAGCCGTCGTCGAAGTCGTATTTGGTCCAGGCGGATTGCTCCTTCTGCTGGCCACGCCAGAAGTAGGTGTAGACGAACACCCGCGAGCCGCCCGTCGGCAGCACGAACACCGCTCGATCGTTGGGGCTGCACACGATGTTTCGCACGTCAAGGCCGATCAAAGTCGGCACGTGCGCCGTCACGTCCGCCGCCACCAGCGAAACCGCGATGTCGTCGAACTGGTATTCAAACACCGCCGCCGCGAACCGCCTGCGGCCCGCGAAGAACAGCGTCTCGCCTGCCAGCACGGGCCGCACAGGAAGCGTCTCGTATCGCGTCGTCGGGTTGATCGAAGCCGTGGTCGGAGTCAGTGTCTCGGATGTGTTCACCTCGAACTGACGGCCCGCCTTGGTGAAGAGCGCGAGCGACGCGCGGAAGGGCACGATGTAGTCAATGACCGTCACTTCTTCGCTCGAAAGCGAGCGGTCGATCGGGTCAGAATCGACGATGTTCTGGGCGTCGTCGAGGAAGAAATTGAACAAGTCGCCCGCCTGCGACATCACGACATTCTCGCCGCCGGCAAGCACGAGTCGGTCGCGGTAGTACGCGATGTCGGTGATGGCCTTCTCGTTCTCGAAGATCGACGGGAGCGGATTGGTCGCATCGTCACCGCTGAGCCGGTCGACCCAGGTGATCTGCTGCAGCGTGAATGTCGCCGGGTCGCCCGATCCGCTGCTCACGGTTGTCCGCACGAGCTTGAGCGGCATCTTGGTCTTGTCGATGACGGCCTTCACCTGCGATGGCGCCGGGACGCGCTTGTACTTGTCGAGCACGTTCGTCGCCGCTGCGGTGTAGAGGTAATAGCCGCGCGGATGCGTCACGGTGTCGCCGAGCACGTGGTAGTAGGTTGCATTCGTCAGTGTCGCCGCGACCATGGCGTCGTAGTCCGCGAACGTCGTCCCGCTCACGCTGTAGCTGCCCGATGTCGAGTAGCCCGTCGCCACCTTGCGGTTGACGATGATCGTGTAGTCGGCCACTGTCACCATGCGGATGTCGTCGGCCGTCGGTGAGCCCGAGTCGAGATAGGTCTGTGCCGCCGCGTCGATCGTGACCGTCGCGAGAATGCCGAGCGAAGGTGCGACGCCGTTTCCGATGCCGAGCACCTTGAGGACCGTGCCACCCGTGCCCGCGCCGAACAGCACGAGATACTGCTCATTCTCGTCGCGATTGATCGCGTGCATTCGCAGGCTCGCGTCCGCTGGAAGGATGTGGAGCGTGCTGCCCGCATTACGGGTCTTGCCGCCGCTGGCCGTAAGCGTGGTGCCCGGCGTAGCGAGCGAGAACGTGCCCGTGAGCGGGTCGAGGTCCATGTAGCCATCGACCTCGGCGACGAACCGGCCAGTCGCGCCGGTGGTGCTCTGTGTCACCGTGTCGCCGACGGCGAACGTGCCAGAGCCGCCAGACGCCGCGATACGCACGCGGGGGATCTTGGCGATGAACAGACTCCCCTGCCGCTTGGAGACGCCATTCACGACCGAGAATGCCGCGTTACTGGCGTCCTCGAACTGATTTGAGAATCGCAGATGCGGGGGCTGCTGGCTGATCCCGCCATAGAGCGACGGGATGCGGATGATGTCTTGTTCTGCCATGGGTCACACCTCGTACCCGTAATCGGGGTTGGCTCGATACGAGGACGTGAGCGAGTCCCGATAGCCGCGAATCCGGCGAGAGTCGCGGGAGTTGAAGACGTTGAGGTCCTTCTGATCGTCGTTGGACTGCATCGCTGCCGCCCGCGATTCGAGAAGCCGCTGCTTGAGCATGGCGTCGTCGACCTGGCCTCGCTTCATGTACTGCTGGAAGTCGATCGCCGCGGCGTCCGCGATGTATCGCTGCAGCACTTCGGGGAGGTCGTCAAAGTCGATCGCCACGATGAGCCGCACGAACACGTTGGAATCAAACTGCACGCTCGCCGCGTCGGTGTTGCGAAGGAATCCGCCGACCGCCGTCACCCGGCGACGCTCGCCCGCCGTCTCGGACGCCTCGACGTGAATCCAGTCGGAGCCCGTCGCAATCTTGCCCGTGGTCGAAGTCGTGACCGCCGTCACGGTGCGAGTTGCCGCGCTGTCGACGCCGGTCAGCGTGCCCGTGGCGAAGGTCTGGCCCGAATCGGGGTTGATGTAGATGTACGAGCCGTCGGTGTAGCAATACCGACCGGTCTTGGTGCCGACGGTGATTTCCTCGTCATAGATGAAGTCGCCCGACGTGCCGGTCACAGTGAGCCGCACGAGTCCGGGCCGAGCCTCGAACGACGGGATGTGGTTCACCCACCAGCCGGTCGAGAGAACCTGCGTGCATCGCTCGTCGAGGATCGACTCGGCCTCTGCAATGTCTGACGTGCCGCCTGTGTTGAGGGATGGTGCCCTCGGCTCCCCGATCGCTCGAAGGAGGATGTTGACGGCCGTCAGTTTGTCCATGTGCTTATGGCTCCGCGTTACTGAGACACGTTCCGGTTCGATGGGCTGGCAAGTGCGGCCTCAATCTGATTCCAGATGTTGCTCATAAAGAGCACGCTGCCGTGAAAGGTCGTGTGAACTTCGTCGGTGTAGGTCGGACCTGTGTTGTCGGCGAGGAATCGCGTGTCCGAGCCACTGTCCTTGGTGCCGGTCTGCATCGGACCAAAGGGGCCGTATGAGCCGCTGTTGGTGTTGATCTCGCTGGGAAGAAGCGAGTAGCCGTTGATGAACGCAACGTCGGGATTCTCCTGCGAGAGCTCGTAGGCGGCGCGAGACAAACTGCTCATGATGGTCTTGGACTGCCCGGCCCGGTACGGCGATACCAAGACGATGTACCGCTCGCTCACGCCGTTAATGTCACAGATCGCCCTGATCCTGTTGATGAGCGTGAGTTGGCGAGCCTTGTAACTCGTGTAGTTGCCTGCCGCCAACAACGACTGATCGTTTGTCTCGACATCGCCAAACTCGTCGGTCGCCCCGGCCGTCAGATTGGTGCCGAGGCAGATCATAAAGACGTTGGGGCCGTTCTTTGGTCCAGCCACGCCGGGAGTCTCGCCGATCGCGTAGCTGAGATACCGGGCGATGTCGGCGTTGCTGTAGAATCGAGAGTTGATCCAGTCGTCAACGCGACTTCCGCCGCTTGCCATCGCCATGAACTGCAAGCCCGTGACGCCGGTTTTGTAGATGCGGCACCCCACCACGCCGATTCCAGTGCTGGCGTACTCGACGCCCGCAACCGTCCGCATGAACACGGAGATGCTTGAAACGCTCGATGCCGCGCCTGCGATGGTCGGGATGTCGCCGTCAACGTAAGCAAGCCCACCCGCGGTCAGATCGACCGTCGATCCATTGGCGCTCGCGTTCGCTCCGGAGTTGCGAGTTCCAACGAACGTCACGCCCTGCGGTGACAGTCCAAAGTCTCCGTAGAGAATCGAGCGATATCGCACGGTCGCGCCATTCACGAACGGATCACCGCCCGCAATCATCCCCGAAGTCCAGTAGGGAAGGCTAAACGACCAGATATTGACATTGCCGTCATTGAGCGGTGTGCCAGTCTCGCTCGACCAGATCCATTCCTGGTACTGATTGGGGATCTGAGCCGTGTTGCCGAACCACGTTGTCGTGCCGCTCGTCTTTGTCCACCGACATTTGACCGGCTGGTAGAGGCATGTGCGGGCCGTCCACGATCCCGAACCGTTTGATCCGCTGGTGGTTGAGTCCGAGCGAGCCCAGTAGTTGTTGCCGTAAGGCGACTCGGTTGCGACTGCGGTGCCGACGCCAGTGAAGTATCCGCCCGACTGCCCCGCGTTGATCCAGAGTCCGACCCAGTTCGCCGGCTTGAAGCAGTACGGGAGCACCGACTGCAATCGCTGGCCGAGTTCTGCGGACGAAAGCGAGTCTGCTGGACCGAGCACGAGCCGTGCGTCGCCGTACTTTAGCAACTGCGCGACTTGGTAGAGGTTGTTCTGGGATGGAATGTCGGTTGTCTGCGTGTACCCGGCCTCATTGGCAAGGTCGCCATAGCCGACATTGACGGTGCATTGCCCAAGCGACGGCGCAGCAAAGAAGGCCGCGGCGATGGCAGCGACCACAAGACGAATCAAGTTCTTCATGGTGTGACGATCCTCAGTTTGCGCTGACAACGAACCAAGCGTTGACAGTGCCGCTCGTGTAGGAAGTAACTTCGACCTTCATCTCGGGCATGGCCGGGACGATGACCGCCGACGAAACCGAGCGGGTCGCCAAGACGGCCCAAGGGGCATTGGACGATGCCCGTCCCTTGACGCACGCCGTCGCCGTTCCGGTAATCTCGATCTGGCAGAGCGACGACGCGTTATTTCTGCGAGGCACAAACGTCGATCCGCTTGTCGCGCTCGTAACCGACAACACCTGCTCGGCGGTGATGTCCATAGCGGACGGGCGTGCGATGGCGTTGTTGATGAACAGTGCGGCTACGAGCGCGGCCATGGCCGCCACAAGGCCAAAGAGCCTGATCTTCATGGTGACGATCTCCTTTGGATGAGCGATTCCCAGTCGTATTTGCTGACGGTTCTGCCCTTGAGTTGGGCGGAATCGACCCAGCCAAGCTCGACCATCTTGTTCTGCGTCGCGTCATAGACGCTCACGCGAACTTTTCCCTTGCCTTCGAGAATGAGAACCGGCGCGTCTGGTGACGCGACGATCTCAGTTTTTGCCAGTCCGCCGCACGCTGTCAGGGCCATCGGGGCCAATGCGAGTGCCGCCGATATCGCGCAGCGAATCACGTTCGATCTGCTGTTCGATTTCAAGCCGAGCCTCCTTGTCTCCCCCGTGGACCTCGACGCCGCGCGGCTTCCGCCACTGCTCAAGCAGGGCGGGCAGAACCTCGGCCAAGATTGCACCGAGCAACCGGCCAAGGGCTGCGAGCCAGGTCATTTGATCCCCTGCTGCTCGCTGGTGACGTTCTTGTCGCGGGCGGTGATGAGCCCGATGCCAGCGATGACGGCCGCGACGACCGCGCCCCACTCGGGCATGGTTGACGGGTCGGCGTCAAACTGGGCAACGACTGCAGAGCCGACGGCGACAAGGATTGCGCCGATGCCTGCGAGGGTGGTTTTCCATGATCCATTCATCTGCGATCTCCTTTGATGGCTGTGAGCGTGGTGGGAAAGACCTTCGCCTCGATGCGGTCGAGTTGCCGTTGGTGGTAGCTAATGTTGGACTCAAGCGAGCCAAGGCGGCGATCGACGATGAGCACGATGCCACCCAGAACGATCAAGTGCCCGATGAGCGTGGCAATCAGCGTGAGCACAGAGCCCGCGGTGAGCTGCAGTTTTGTCTCGCCGTCGATGACAACTGTTTTGACTGGTGACATGGGTTGCTCCCAGAAAAGCCCCGGGCGGCTTGCGCCACCCAGAGCCGACATGACGGACGGTTAGGTGGTCTGTGCGCCGACAACAACCCACGCGGAGCCGTTGTTCACCATCAGCTTGCCAGTGGTCGAGTCAAACATGACGGCACCGGCCATCCATGCAGCGTGCGCCGGGAACGAAGCCGTCGCCAGTGCGGGCGGGAAGAACAGGCCCGCGCCCTTGGTCTGCAGTCGGATGCTGACGTTGGCGACATCAGAGTCGCCGTTGGTTGCCTTGAGGTCCACGGTGCGGTGGCCAGTTGCCAGAGTCGCGCCGTTGGCGGTGACCGAGAGATAGTCGGTCTTGGACATATTTTCCGCGCCGTACGTGCCGACGGGAACGAGCGTTTCAGTGTCGACGACGCGGATGATCCCCTGCGGGTCGACGATGTGAGTCTTGGCCATTGCGGTTTCCCCTTCGGGATAGAGGTCTTGGTGTCCTGGCATGGAGGTTCCTCCCTTGCCGTGAGAACGGCGTAGCGGCGGAAGTAGTTAGCTCCCGCCGCCTCGCCACTGTGGTGTTTGGATTAGCCTGCCTTGACGCGGAGTTCGCCCGCGAGCCACGCGCACCACGGCACGGCACCGGTGATGGCGCGAGCGCGGAGCAAGTGGGTGTCGTTGTCAGGCGTCTCGCTCAGACGGCTGAGGACGCCGCCCTTGCGAACGACGGCGACGGGGGCCTTGCCCTCGCCAGACCACGAGAACAGCGCGACGGGGCGACCAGTCGATCCGGCGACCGAGAAGTCGCCTTGGTACTTGGTCGGCCCGGTCGTGATCGCAGTCTTGGGCATGTACACCGAGTCGATGAGGACGAACCCTTCCATCATGCCGATGATGCGCTGCGCGTAGTCAGCCCACTCGGGATGGATGTTGTAATCGACGCTCATGAGCTTGGCGGATCGCGTCGCAACCGACACGAGCCACGGCTCGATGAACGCGACGCGGCCCTTCTTGGGGATCGAGTCCTCGTCGTACTTCTGGGCCATGCGCGAGAAGTCACCTTCAAGCGTCGCGGCGCCAGCCTCGCTGACGGGGTAAGCGTCAGTCTCGGTCTGGCCTCCCGACACGGCTCGCGTGATGGCCTTGCCGCCGCCGTGCACGTTGGCCAAAGCCGACGTGCGGGCCGCGAGTGCCAAGCAGACGCCCATTCGCTTGTTCAGCTTCTCCGTCACCTTGCGAACCGAGATACGCAGCTTGTTCTCGAACAGCGGGAACTTGCTGTGAATCCGGTCCACTTCGGGGATGCGGTGGGCGTGATGCAGCGGTTCGTCCACGTCGCACTGCACGCTGCCCTGCACTGCGCTGCTGCCCTCGATGTACTGGCCCGCGACGTGATGCTCGGCCTCGTCGCCAGGGTCACCCTCGAAGGGGAACACGTGGCTCGTCTCGCCGTCAGCGAGTTCCTTGAAACCGCAGACCTTGGGGTCCCAGAAGCGATTGACTTCGTGGAACACCTCTGCAGTCGTGTTGTCGATCAGTGTGTCGCACAGCGCGCGATCGTCGCCCGAAATACTCAGGCCGCGCGCAAGATTGGGGATGCCACCTGCCATTTGAAAATCTCCGTGAATCAGGGTGAAAGCGATGTCGCTTTGGCTCGCCTGACACGCGCGAGAGGTGTCCATGTGGCCACGGGCCGGATTGCTCCGGTTGTCCATGCCGCTGCTGGGCTCTGTCGTGCTGCTCGATGCTCAGGATCGACGGGTCAGTGCCGGCCGTACTGGTCGGGCTGGGCTTCGTCGTCCAAAAACTCGGGGCTCGATTTCTCGAGCCGCGAGCGTGCTATTCCGCGTCCCTGCTGTCGTCGGGCTTCTCGGCGTCCTTGCCAGCCTGCTTGGCTGCCGCCGTGAGAGGCTTCTCGGGCTTCTCGGCGTCCTTGCCAGCCTGCTTGGCTGCCGCCGTGAGAGGCTTCTCGGGCTTCTCGGCGTCCTTTGGTGCGATCGCGGCGAGCACGGTCTTGAGTTGGTCACTGAGCAACGCGATCTGTGCGCCCTGCTCGTCGATCTTTGCCTGCAGTGCGGCCTCGCGGGTCACGGGGCCTGAGCCAATGGACTTGGACTCGGCAAGCTGACTGACGGCGTTTGCAAAAGCCCGGTCGAGGTTGGGGTCGACCACTTCAAGAATCTTCTTGCTGCGGTTCCCCTTCTCGTGGATGACAACCATCTCCCCGCTCTTGACCTTGCCGCCAATATTTTTGCCGTGCACGGTCTCGGTGTAGAAGGTTGCTCCTGCCGTTTCGAGGACGTAAGTCTGCTGCGCTGTCGGTGTCATGGTGCTGTCCTAATGGATCTCGGAGTTACACTGGCGCGGCGCATGAACTCCGGGTCATTTTGCCACGAGCCGGACCTGCGAGTCGCCTCGCGCATCTCGGCATGATACTCAGCACTCGACGCAAACGGTGCCGACGATGATGCAACTGCCGACCCGCCGCCCGTGACGATGGTCCCTCGCCCGTTCACCGGATTCGCGTCCATGTGCTCGACGATCTCCTGCAGCGCCAGCTTGTACGTGGTCGGATGGTTCAACCGCTGGTCGATGCTCTTGACCTTCTCGGGCGGGAGTTGGCGGGCATAGTCCATGATGTTCTGCAGCTTGTCGGGCCCGCCGACATACTCGGCAGCGAGCCGCGGGAGCCGGGTTTGGAAGTCGACTTTGGCGTCCTGCAGGGCAAGTTGGTTCGTCAACTGCTGGTCGACGATCGCCTTGGGGATGCCCTTGGGGAACATCGCGGGATCGGAGACAAGGGCGAACGCCGCATACATCTCGGGCGTCAGTTCGCCTTTCTCAAGGAACTGCTTGCCGACGGCTGCAGGGTCGAGCCCCGCCGCCTTGGTGATGCGCAGCAACGGATCGTCGCCGGTCTGCTCGGAGAACACGGCCGCAACGTCGATGACGATGGGTTTGACCGCTGGCGTAGCCTCTGCGGGCTTGTCCTCGGTCGCCGCTGGCTTCTCGTCGGGCGTGGCTTCCGCTGCCGGCGTCGCCGTCGTCTCGGCTGGCTTTGCCTCTGCCGGCGTCGTCCGCTTGCCGATCAACTTCTGAGCCTCGGTGTACGCGCGAGCCTGAGCCTCGATCGGGTTGTCGGCCTTGTGGAACTTGGGGTCAACCCACTCCGGGATCGTTGGCTTGGCCGCTGGCGTCGCTGCGGGTGTGGCTGCTGGTGTTGCCGCCGGTGTCTCGGTCGGTGTCTCGGTCGGTGTCGCTGTGTTCGTCTCGTCGTTCATGTCGTCGTCCTTTCACTGTCACTGGGGAGCGGTGGCGAGCCGCTTCTCGGCTGCATTGCCGATCGTCTTGATGGCCTGCTCTCCTGCCGCCGCGACAAGCTGCTGCTGCATCGCGGTCTGTTGCTCCTTCGCCATCTGAGCGTTCGTCTTGACAAGGCCAGACTCGTAGAAGCCGCTGTATCGCACAAGGATCTGAGCGAGAATGCCCTCGTCGATCCTGCCGAGCATCTGCGGCCCAAACTGCTGCATGACCTGCGTGAGCGTGAGCAATCGACGCATCTGCTGGGCCCGATTGATCGCCGCGACGCCCGTGAGCGAGCGGATCTGAATGCCCTTGCGGGCCTGCTCGCTGAACCAGCGAATCAGTTTGTCGTCCTGGGCCTGAGCGAAGAAGTACCGAAGGGTCGGCAACTGGTTCTGCTCCGCGAATCCTGCGAGCGAACTGCCGCGAGCCATGTCGATCTCGCTGCCAACGCGATCGACTGCAGCGCGGGTGACGCGATCGCCGGTCGGAAGCGACTCGGCCTGCGACAAGAACGATTTGCCAAGCGCCTCTCGCTTTCGCTCGATCTGCTGATTCACGATCATCATGTCGCCCGTCTTGTTGGGCTGCAGGATGCCGATGTCCTGGACCACGCCGCCGCGAACGTCGCCCCGAATGGGAACCCCGCTGGGCTTCTCAAGGTCCTCCGGCCGCGTGAGACATTGGTGCCCGAGAACGGGGACGTACTTGGCGATGATGCCGATGATGTCGAGCGCACGCATCTCGATCTCGTTGAGCGAGCGAAGTTCTCCAAGGTGCTGCTCGATGAGCGAGCGGCCATAGTGCTCGGGCGGTGAAAGCTCGAACACCGTCGAGACGAATGGCGAGAACTTCTTGTCTGCCTCGTTGAACTTCTGGCCGTCGATCTCCTGCGAGATGAGCCACTTCTTGCTGAGCGGTTGCCACTCGCAAATGGTGTACATCGTCTTGCTGCGCTGCTTGACGTTCTTGAGCATCGCCTCGGCGGGCTTGATCTTGAGTTGTTCAAGCTGCTTCTCGTCGAGCTTCGCCAGTGGGTCAACGCCCTCGCGGACGATGTGATAAACGACGTCGCCGCTGCTGTCGCGACGGGTGACGTAGTTGTCAAAGCGGATCGGCGTGATGCGGTAATCCGAGTCGATGAACTCAAGCACGTCGCCGAGCACGATGTACTGGTCGATCGCGCGGGCCTTGTTCGAGCGGAATCCGAGCACGCGGCGATTGCTGCCGTCGGTGATCCTCGACGATTCCATCAACGCCTGCAGCGCGAGCTCGATGAGGAATAGCTGGTCCTTGGCCTCCTGCAGCATTTGCGGGTCGACTGCAGGGTCGTACTCAACTTCGGGCGACGGCGAGAACGAGAAATACGGGTTGTCGAGGGGGTAGGACTCAAGCAGGATGTGCCCGGTGAGGGCCGTAACGCCATTGGCGCCGATGTCCTGATAGGTCTCGATGAGCTTGGCATCTTCGTTCTGGCCGTCGGGCGGGAGAAGCCATGGCTTCGTCAGAGCGGCACAGAGCCGCTTGCGCTTCATGACTTCTGCGCGGGACGAATCATCGTCCTGCCACATCCGTCCGACCCGGCCGGTCTTGCTCACGGGCCGGTGCCTCCGACGCCAGCGCCGGAGCCGGTGCCGCCTGTCGAGGGATCGACCACAAGGGCCGCACGAGCCGCGCGGCGGCGAGCAAGGTCTCGCTGCAACTGGGCCTGCTTGCGGGCATCGTCGTCGCTGAGAGCGGACGGAGCCGGTGCCGCCGGCAATGCTGGCGCAGGATCGGGCTGGCTCCCGATTCCGATGAAGTCGGCCATGGGTTACTTCTCCTCTGACGGCGGCTTGAGTTCTTCGAGGGCCCTATTGAGTTGGTCCACAACCGAGCGACGGCCCTGCATGTCGGCGATTTGGAGTCGCCCGTGCTCGGTGGAAAGCTGCTCGATCGTCGGCGGCAGTGCCGGATTGGTGGCGTCGAGATACCGAACGACGGCGGTCACGCCGCCACGGTGCCGAGCGATCAACTCTCGAATATCCATTGCGCAAGCTCCCTTGGCGTCAGACACTCGACGCCCGGAACACGCAATATCGCGGACCAAAGTTCGATAGGTGACGTGATTCTGTTCGGTAGTTTCGCCCCGCCAGTGCGGAGCAATCGGACGGCGACGGTGACGCAGTTGTCTGCGGGCGTCAGCCCGCCAGTCATCCACCGAACAATAGTTGAAAGAACGCCCCTGATTGACCTGGGTTTGTAATGTGGCTGGTCAATGCGCATGGGGCGATCGAGTGGGACGACCAGCGCGACAGACACGCCGCTCGCTGGCCTGTATTCCGTTGATGGAAAGAAGCGGTCACCAATGACCATCGGGCTCAGGACGTAAAGCCCGTCACCGATGGCGACGTGTGAGAACGGCGACCCGGTGAGCCCACGGACAAGCCGGGGTATCGCCCGGTTGAACCGCTCGCGCGGCAGGGTGGCCCAAAGCCACAGAAGCCGACCGATGCTGCATGGCCTCACCTTGTGACGGCGAGAGAAATACAGAATCGCGAAAGCGGGGTCGCTGACATCTTCCTTGTTTTCCATCTTCGATCACCACCAATCGCGGAACAAGTGCGAATCAAATATCAGTTGAAGAAGTACGGCGAGTCCATCACCTTGCGGATGTCGAAGTTGCCCCGAGCGGGTGGGTCTGGGAAGTGCATCGCGGGGCACGTCCGGCTGAACTGCTCATGGAAGATTGCCAACTGGTCGGGCGAGTGGAGTTTGACGAACTGGTCCCGCGTGTGATGGTCCAGCGCGTCGGCGTCGGCAAGGTGGGTGCCGTAGTTGTCGTGCACGGGCACCATGTCGATGTCGTCTTGGCGGCACGCGTGCGCCGTCATGAACATTGCCGTCTGGTCGAGCGAGTGGATGAAGTTGGGGGCTGCAGCACCCGCCTGCTTCTTGACCCGAAGCGGCGAGTCCTTCGATATCTGGATCACGCTGATCTGCTGCAGGACGGTAGTAACCGTGCCGATGGCGTGGTTGCGGTATCGCTGGATCACCGGGAGCCCGAGCGGGCTGACGAACTGGAAAGCCTTGCCGTCGGCACAGAACAGGCGAGCACACACCTGCAGCCATGCCATGATCCGGGTCGCGCCGGGGCAGACTGATCCGATCGCCTGTGGAATGACAGTCTCGAGAAACTTCACCGCGTCAGTGAGTTGCTGCCCGAAGAACCCTCGCTCGCGGAGCATGGCGTACATCTGCTCGTTGCGGCCCCAGCCGGTGACGCCGTAGAACGTCGTCATGGTGTTTGGCTTGCACAGGTCGCGGTCGATGTGCTGGATGACCAGCTTGGCGGCGGGATGCCCTTCCCGCATGGCGCGTGCGGCGATGGCGTAGGCCCGGCTTGCCACTTCGCCGTAGATGTCGGCTGGCTGCTCGGACCACACCAGATTCGCGGCGACTGCACCCTCCTCGTCGCGACCAAGGGCGGCATAGTGCTGGAGCGCGTTGCAGGTGCCGTCGGCTTGGCGAATCAACTTGGCCGCGTTGGCCTTGTCGATGTAGGCGAAGCACGCTGCCAAGAACTGCCATGGCTTCTTGGCCTGCCGCCAGAACTCCGACTTCATCGGGTGCTCGGCGCTGCGCACGATCTCGGACTCGTGCTCGTCGGCCCATCGCTCGCGGTCTGCGAATGAGGACTTGTCGACGCCGAACATATTGGCCGCGTGGATCTTGAGCCAGTACATGCCCCGCTTGCCGGGGTACTTCTCGCGGGCGAGTTGGAGCAAGCCGCGGCACAGGTCGGGCCCCTCGAAGTTGAGAGCCTGCGGGATCGAGTAGGCCCGTCCCCGGAAGTCGAGCGTCTTGGGGAAGTACATCGCCTCGCGGTGCTTGAACTCCTCGGCGACCGACATCCGCTGCAGGAACTCAACCCGGTCGGCCTTCCGCTGCAGCGATCGCTTGTACGCGTCGATCGCGTCGGCACGCCACTTGGATCGGGCGTCGGGGTCAACGTCCTTCCACCGCTCGCCGCGCGGGCGGTCGGGCGCGAACCCGTCGGGCTTGGGCACGGGCGGGATTGCGTGCTGCGACGGGATGCCAGCGAATCCACCCTTGGCCTTCCACGTCTCCCGAACCACGTCGAGCACGCTCGCGTTGATTGACAGGCCCGTCGCACTGAGCGATGTCAGGTGCGAGTAAACGGTGTCGAGGTCGCACTGCCCCATCGCCTCCTTCTGCTCGATTGTCGGCTTGATGATGAACGGCGTGCGGATCTCGACATAGCCGCCCTCGGCGTCGCGGGACCACGGATACGGCGGAACAACCATCGGGAGGTACTTGGGGCGCAGAAGCTCGCGGGTCGCATGGCCGCGCTCGATGAGCGTCTTGGCCTCGCGCGACAGGAAGATGGTGCCTTGCTGCCGCTTGCCACGTCGCACGAGCTTGTGCTCGAACGCGGGTACGAACTCCTGGTCGTGGTTCGCCAGCGTCGCCGCCGAGAGGATGTGCGTCAGGATGCGGGCGCCAAGGTGGATCGTCGCGGATCGCCCGTCGATCGGATCGTCAAGGTGCTTGCGGGCCCACCAGTTGACGCGGCCGGCGTCGATCTTGCGGAGCCTGTGCGTGAGCACGTCCAACTGCGACACGACGAACACCTTTCCGGTTTTCTGCGACGTGTACTCGGTCTTGGTGGCGCGGAGAAGTCGGGCGTTAGCCTCGGCGATCCACGATTTGCCGAGCGAGTGCGATATCTTCTGGATGGTGACGCCCGACGTTACAAGCATGAGCGTCGACATGATTTCGTGCAGCGAAAGGACTGCTCCGGTCTCGGCGTCGAGCTCTCGCATGAGCGGCCCCCAGATCGTGATGCCGACCTCGGGCTCGCCGACGTTGAACTTGCGTTGGTCCTCTTGGATGCCCGCAACAAGCCGATCGGTCCAGTGAAGCACAAGCCGCTCGGCGGGCTTGAGGCGAGAGCCTTCGCCGCGATCGACTGCCTGCTTGGCGAGCCTGCGGTATCGCTCGATGCCCTCGGTGACTGCGCGGCGCTCAAGGTCGATCTCGTCTTGCAGAATCGAGCCTTCGAGCAATGGTGCTGTCGTCCGCGTCCGTGCGGGTGCTGATTTCATCCCTTCGCTCCGGGAAGTGTGGTGGCAACATATGACGACAGTTCCATTGCAAAACCTTGGAGAATCGGTCGCAGTTCGTGGTCGCTCGGAGTTGCCATGTCGAGAATGAGTCGATCTGACATCGCGCGACGGGCAGCCACCACCCTCCCCAGCATCATCGCTGCGGCGAAGGCTTCGGTGTACGTGTTGTCGTCATCATCGACAAAGATGTACTCCTGATATCGAGGCGGATCGCCGTCGATGTCTCGTTCAAATCGTGGCACCAACCCCGGCACGGCGGCGTTGATTCGGGCGGCGAGTTCGCAGAGTTCGCGGGGGGTCATGGGAGTCCTTTCACATACAGGGTTGCATCCGCGACTTCCTTCCAGTGACGGCGGCGGCCACCGCAATCGGTGTGATGCCGATACACGTCGTCCAAAACTTTCAAGTGCCGCTGTGCCTCTTCGAGTTCCGCACGGAGGCGGGTGAGTTCCACCCTGTCCCCATCAATGAACTTGTACAGCATGTTGATGGTTTCCGCCTGCAAGTTGCTCCTGCGAAGCAACTCCCACGCATCAGCGTTTGCCTCTCGGTACTTGACCCAATCACCATCTTGGTCAATAACGGCGTTGCCGCTGCCTGATTCGATGCGATAGCGGTCCATCACTTCCCCTCCTTCCACGCCCGGTATGCCGCGATGACGGCTTCGGATTCGCTGGGGTATCGCTTCGTCACCTCGAACCTGTT